TCTTGATGACGCGAGCCGCGCTCTTCAGCGCCGTCTCGTCGATCACCCAGTCGAGGAACTTCATCGCTTCCTGGGGGGGCAGCTCACCGGCCGTCGCAAGGGCGTCGGCCTCGATCAGTGCCTTCTCCAGAATCTGCTCGTTGGTCGGTTGATTCTCGGGCATGTCCGAAACCTTTGGTCAGTTGTCCTTGGCGGAATGAGCCGCCGATCAGTCCTTGAAGTCGTCGCCGAAGAACGACCACGAGAGCTTGTCCTCCTGCTTTTTCACAGAGGTCGGCGCCGCGTCATCGTCGCTCAGCGACTTCGTGATCCCCGACTTCTCGAAGCCTTCCAGCTTCTTGTGCAGGTCCTCGATCTGCTTGCGCATCTCGATGACGTCGGGGTGCTTGGTGATGTCGAGCTGCGGCGGCGACTCGTGCTCCGCGGCCTTCTCGACCTTCTTGTCGGCCTCGCCCTGCTGGGTGAGATCATCCTTGAGCTTGGTGAGCGCGGCGGTCAGTTCCTTGATCGCCTTGTTCACCGAAGACTCGGGATTCAGATGCTCGCTGCGCTGCTCGGAAGCGGTGTCCTCGGCGGGCTTCTCGCCACCTTCCTCGGCCTTCTGCTGAAGGGCGCCCATGTCGGCGAGGATCGCGGCGACCTCGGAGGTCACGGAAATCAAGGCGTTCAGCTTCTCGTGAAGCATCTGGGTCTTCGGGTCCATCTCGCCCTCGCCCTCGCCTTCGCCTTCCATGCCCTCGCCCTCCGGCTTCTCACCGGGAGGGGCCTGCTCATCTTGCTTCTCGGCGGGGTCGTCGAACTTCTCGACGTCCAGCGCCGTGGCGACCTTCCCCAGCTCCTCTTCGCTGAGGTTTTCGGTCCCTTCCACGACCGTCTTCAGCTTCTCCAGGGCGATCGCCGTCGCCTCCGCGAGCTGCTCCAGGGTCATGCCCTTGGCTTCCATCGCTGCCTTGATTCTGGGGCCCATGGCGATCTCCGCGTTCTTCTTGGTGTTCTGCTCGAGCAATCTGCTGGCTTTCCGATCTGTGTTCTTGATCACGATGAACGTCTCTTCGATGGCAGGATTATCCACGACGCTCACTTCGTCGACATCGATGTCCAGCAGGCGTCTGGTCGCCTTTTTCGCCTTTTTGTCTTCAGGCATGTGCTGTCCTAGTCGACTTTCTGAGTGTCGCGGGCGATCCCGCCGATGGAAAAGCCTCGCAGCTCACCCTTCTTTACCTTCTCCCAAGTCTCATCGTCAAGAATCCTGGACGCCAGCATCCAGGTTCCCTTGATGACCTTGCGGCCATTCAGCTCGAAGTCAACAGGTGCAACGTAACACTCGACGACTTCAATCTGACGACTGAAGTCATTGTGCATCACGCCCTGACCCCTGTTCTTGTTGATGCCGGCGAGATAGTTGTGTGCTGCCTGTTCGATCGCGTCGGCGTCGATGATGTCGCCCTGAAGGTCGGTCGTCTCGGGAATGAGCACGGGCCCGAGAACGATCCGCTTCTCGACATCTTTTCGCAGAATGACGAAATCCATCCCGGCATCTGCGCGCTTCGCGACTGGCTCGCAGGCGAACTGTTCGTCATCCTCGAATCGCGTGAACAGCCATGCCTCAGACGACGAGGCAGACTTCTTGGTTTGATCTTCGAGAAGTCTCCTGGCTTTTGCCTGAAGACGATCGGCCATCTCGGAGGAGAAGTCCGGGCTTCTCAGCTGTGGGATCCTGGCGATCGCATTCCGAAGGTGTGGTAGGTCGATCTTGCCGGTGTCATCCTTGTATGGGAAGTGCCGTAGACTGCGTGGCTTCGTCTTGCCGTCCTCGTCCTTCTTCCCACCAGGCTCGATCCACAGGAACGCGCTGTCTGGCAGATCGTTGACGAAAGCCGTGCTCCAGATGGCCTTTTCGATCTGGGTTTCTTCAGGCAGCCTGATGAAGACGAACCTGCCATTCAGCAGATCGCCATCGAAGAAGAACTCCCTGTAGTCTGGCTCTTGCCTTCCCGCCACCCACTTCGCCAGCTCGATCTGTTTCCCGACGTGCCCGCCGACTTGGACTGCCTCGACGTCTTCGCGCTGGAAGGTGTTGTAGAAGCGCATGTCTCCGCGGGCGATTCTGTCATCGCATCCTGGTGCTCCCTGGACGCGAATCGCCTGGATGACCATCTTCGCGATCTGATCTTCGCGAAACTCATCTGGCGAAGCCGCGCGCGTTCCGCCTTGCCAGTGGTCATCGGCGTTCATGCCTTCGCGATGGAACATCAGCTTGACTGATGTCGGCTCCTCGTCCTTCTTGCCCCACGCCTGGATCGAGACGCTACCCGTGTTGCCCTGCTCATAGTCGAACTCGCCCAGGTACTTCTTGACCTCGCGGCGATGTGCGAAGTCGTCTGCTGGAATCAGCGCGAGGTGGTAGAGCGGACGATGAGCGATCGCGTTGTGTCCGTCCATCAGGACGTTTCTGATCATGCCGCCCGGAATCGGGAGATTCTTCTCCAGCAACTCGCCAAGCGAATCGGACGGGGAGATGTAGATCGCCTCGCCTGCGTCGCTCAACACAACGCAGTCCTGCTGGATCACGATCGGTGCATCCGGCACCTTCAGAGCGCCGATCTGATGGAATCTGCGTCCCATCGACTGCTCGGCCTCGACCATCTTTCGGAAGGTCTTCTGTACCCACTGAACGCCAGCATCACCGCCGAGCGCCATCTTGGTCTCTTCCGTCGCCTCCGAGGCGTACCAGTTCAGGAGCAGAGTCACCTCATTCGGATCCAGCTCCCTCCTCTTCGTGACCTTCTCGGCAAGCTCGCTCGCGACCTCGCCGTTCTTCTTCAGGGCAGCAGCGGATACCGCCGCCATGTCCGCTGTCGGATGGAAGTCGATCTTGCTGTACAGACCGCCACTGTTGATGGCTTCGTAGAGGCGCTCGGTCGCGTCGTTCCAGTCCTCGACGGCGAAGTTGGCATCATCGAAGTGTCTGAAGCCTTTCTGCGTGACCTCGTAGTTGGTGACGATGAGTTGCCCGAGGCGAGTGGCGCTGCCCATATTTCCGGTTGGCCCGAAGGCTCTGCGTGGGTAGATCCGCTTGACGCGATACCGCTCGGGCTTGCGCCTGATCATCATGGGCCACTCGCCCTTGATCCCATACGTGATGAGAAACTTGCCCTGCAGCTTCTCCAGCGTTTCGTGGAAGCGCCCTTCGTCGAGCTGCGCTTCTTTCAGCCGCGCGTTGTGCCCAGGATATGGCGGGTCGATGTAGTGGAGCGTCTCGACGCCATCGTGCTTCAAGAGCGGATCAGCATAGTCTCCGCAGTAGATGCTCACGCCCTTCAGCCGGTCACGCGCTCGCGTGAGCCGTTGCCAGGAGCTGGATGAGACGCCCTGCGAGCGCGGCATGAAGCCGCTGACGACCATGTTTCCGAATGAGAAGCGGTTGAGGTACAGCCAGCGGTAGAGCCGCTCTTGCTTCCCCATGGTACGCGGATCCATCGCGTACAGCTTGTTGAAGGTGCCGCGGTCGCCAGTCCAGCTCATCTTCCCGATGAGCGCGATGTCCTCGTCGGTCATCGTCTGGATCGTCGCGTACGCCTTGGCAATCTCTTCGTCCAGATCGTTCAGCACCTCGAAGTCCACGCGAGGTTTGCGCATGAAGATCGCTGCGCTTCCGGCGAAGACCTCCGTGTAGGTGTTGTGGCTTGGGCTCAGCATCGGGAGAATCGTCTTCGCGAGCTTCACCTTGCCGCCCGGCGAGGTCCAGACGTTGATGTCCTTCTTGAAGTGCGGACATCCGAAGTACCCGTCGCAGCCGCCGTCATCTGGTGCTTCTTCCAGGATCACGAAGTCGCTCATGTCGTCACCTCGCCGAGCGTCGCGTCTGGCGCTAGATCAACCGTACAGCGACACAGACCATGGTATGGAGGAAGTACTATGCCAGCCTCGGCGAGCCTTGCCGAGTCAGCATCTGATACATGGCCCTTTCTGGTTGCGATCTCCAAGAACTTCTTCGTCGAATACCAGGGCTGAGCCTTCTTCATGTCATCGGGCGACCGCGCAGCCAAGAGCGCATCCATCTGCTTTGTGGCCTGGCTGATCGTGAACACCTTGCCATTCATCGCAGCACACCGAGGGCAGGTTCGCTCGTCCATCGGGTTGCTGATGATGATCCTCGTGGCATCTGCTTCCTGCACGGCACGCACTGTGCTCGCGGCTCTTGCAGCAGTTGTGACGCTTGCAGCAAGCATCTCGAAGTACTGATCAAAGCTGCCGCGCCAGCCCGCCGGGACAGTCAGCTCGCGTCCTCCACCTGTGAGCGCAAGCTCTCGCTTCAGCGCACGCTGCAGGGCCCTTCCAGCTTCTACACGACCGAGGCCAGCAGTGAGCGCGCGATCGGCGATGACGCGCTTGATCACTTCAGAGATGTTCTTGTCGTAGTGGTCGCCGTACCAGAAGAAGTGGCCCCTTACGATCGCGTCGATTGCGCGTCTGTCGACGAAAGAGAAGCTGAAAGCGAATTTCGGATTTTCTGGTGGTTCGGCCTTTCTGAAGGCGGCCGAGTAATCATAGACGTAGTCGACTTTGATCTTCCCCTGGATGCGTCTGGTCATCGCTTTCTTGTTCAGTTCGTAGACCTTGCCGACGTGCTGCTCTAGTAGTTTTTCTGTTGCGTTCAGGTACACAGATTCATAGAGCCGCTTCGCTCGAGCGCTGAAGCCTTCTGCCTGACTTGAGGTGGGAGGCGACGCGGCGATGGCGGCCAAGATCACTTCGACCGATCTGCGATGGATCCGCTTGAACTCCTTCTTCAGAGCAAGCTCAGCAGCCGCGATCCTGATGAACTCGCCGACGCCACCGGCCTTCAGGATTGCGGACGCGACGAGCACTCTGACAAGCGCCGTTGACACAGATCAGTCTTCCTCCTCGTCTTCCATCTGGAAGAAACGGCGAAGCTCCGCGATCGCCGCCTCTTCCAGTTCTCCAAAGTGCTTGGAGACGTGCTTGATCGCTTCGTTTGGATCTGCCGATGGAAGCACAGGAGCCATCTGCTGATTTGGTTCGTTCGCGATCCCGAGGTTCTGAACCGCCTTCGCCAGCGTGATCGAGAACGGAACGTCTGGATCGACTTCCTCTTCCTTGAACCGAGACAGAAGCTGCGAGACCTGCGGGAACACCTCGCGACCGATCCGCCGAGCGATGCGCGGCGTCATGCCGCCCGTACGCTCCAAGGCAGTCGCCATCGCGATCAGATCCTTATTGTCCGTCACGTTCGGGGTGTTGGTGCGGAACTTGTGATACTTCACGCGCCAGTCCACGAACAACACGTTGTTGAACCACCAGTCCTCTTCGTCGCGCTCCGGCGCGAATACCTGCTCATCTGCGAGGCGTCGGCTGATGTCGGCGGTCGCACGGTTGTACTGGCCAACTTGGCCGCTATAGATCGGGGGAAGGCGGAAGGATTTGTCGATCCGCGCTTCGTTGTTGGCGAGATAGTTGCCGAACAGCATGTCGCGGATCTGAGTGTCGGCGAGTGGCGTGATCTGGATCTTGGTCGGATTGGACTCGTCTCCGTCGAACTCGCCCTCGCCCTCCAGTACCAGGAACGTCGAGTAGTTGGCGTCTCCCTTGACGTGGTTGTCGACGAATTCCTGGATGCGCTTCACGGTCGATTCGGTCAGCCGACCGTTGCTCACGGTCACCACCATCGATGGGATACCGTGGTTCTGAAGCGTGTAG